AACGGCTGCACCACATGTAAGCACAAGTGTATCGCACACGACACATCGCATTCCTGCGCCAACGGCTGCACCACATGTAAGCACAAGTGTATCGCACACGACACATCGCATTCCTGCGCCACCAAATGCCGAAGTACGTAACATTTACAACATTAAAAATAATATTAAAATTATTATAAACAATGCGGAAAATTCAAAAAACGTAATCGATAAACATATTTTTAATATCTTACACCGATTAGATTTATCAAGAGCTGCAGATAATGAATTATACGAAATAGTTAAACAAACACATACCTATCTTCATACCCATTACAATGATATTGTTGATTACTATAAGAAAATGATGGAGGGAATGAATGAGTCGACAGAGTATGGAGATGGGAATGACATGAATGATGAGCGGAGTGATAGACTTGAAAAAGGAGAGAAAGGAGAGAAAGGAGAGAAAGGAGAGAAAGACGAAACAAAAGAAGAAAAAGAAATAAGACTTAAAAAATCGTCAAATCTTATCGAAAGTATGATAAAACTAAATCATTATATCAAAATGATTGAGTATAAAATTCGTTTTATAAAAGGAGAAACAAAATATAACCTTTTACGTATTTTATTTTCTTTACGAAACCAATACCAGGATGATATGATTCATATGTTAAAATATTTATAAATTGACTATTATAAATAAATAATATAAGGGAAATAGAGGTAAAACATATAAATCTGCACCATATATGAAAATGATTACAAACTAAATTATATATTTATATAAAAGTATATATAAATATATAGTATATCATAGATATATAATGCCGTCGATGTATAAAAAAAATACACCTTTAGAAGAGCGTAAAATAAAATCACAAAAATTAAAGGAACTTTATCCAAACAGAATTCCGGTTATCGTTGAAATGTCGTCTAGTTCAGCAAGCTTTTCTTCTTTTATGGAAAAAAAACATAAAGTAAAATATTTAGTTCCTAATGAACTTTGCATGGGACAATTTGTTAAAATATTACGCGATAAAATGAAAATAAATGAGAGCACGGCTTTATTCTTTTTTATAAATAATAGACTATTTACCATGACGTCACCTTTATGTAATTTATATGACGAGTATGGAGATGAAGATGGATTTTTATATATTGAATTTTGCGAAGAGAATACGTTTGGTTCGAATAAAATATAGAAATAGTATATAGAAATATTTTATATTATAATATAAAATAATTCACACCACTATATCATGACAACTATAGATAAATATATATCACTCAAAAATATAAAAAAAAGTATTATATCTTTAAAAAATAAATTGTTTTCTTTTTTTAAGGTTGATGAAAACGGGGAAAGTGAAATAAATGAGAAAAGTGAAATAAAAAATAAAATAAATGACTATATTAACAATAACGCGGATAACACGGATAACACGGATAACACGGATAACATGGATAACATGGATAACACGGATAACACGGATAACACGGATAACACGGATAACATGGATAACACGGATAACACGGATAACATGGATAATATAGAAGATAATGGTAAACAGGTGCAATCACCCGAAGATGAAATGATACACATTCATTCGTCGTTTTTATTGAATGATATTATCGATAAAATAGTTACAATGACATATGGTTCATGTGATACGAAATCATATCTGAAAAATATTTCAGAATTTTATATAAACAGCGAAGAATATTATTCGTATCAAAGAATATTTTCACCTATATTATACTCTGAATTTAAAAAATATGTAGACGCGATACTCACTAAAAATATCTCTATTACATACTATCTTCGAAGTGTCAAACTTTATGATACTGATATGGTTTTTTCCGGTTGTCGCGCGGGCGTATTTAAAACAGATAATTTTATTATAAAAATAGATACTGACTCATTTAATTTTAAAAATGAAATTACATGTATGTATAATATAGGAAAAGGACTTATACAAAATCATAACATAGTGTTACCATATTATGCAAAAATAACAGCAAAAACTAAGAAAGTCCTTAATTTTAGCATTCAACCAAGAATACATAATGCAATTTCATTATTCGACTGGATACTAATACATAAACACCAAAATTTAGATATAGAATTTTATATAAAATTATGTATACAAATTTGCAAATCAATCGACTTTATACACTCCAAGCACATAGTTCATGGTGACATAAAACCGGATAATATTTTAATTGAAACAACGACTAATACACCATATCTTATTGATTTCGGATTATCCGGTTTACATGGTTTATCCGAGGGAACGGGTGGAACAAAACCTTTTTGCCATCCAAATACTTTAAATATAGATAATAATACAAATACTTCCGAATATATTTGGACAAGAAATGATAAAAAAAATGACACGTGGTCGATATCTTTTATTTTTGCATGTATTCTTATTTTTCGTAAATGTTATTCTCACTACGAAGACTTTCCATCCGATTTTTTTGACGATAAAAAATATGTCAATATAAACTATTTAAATTATATTCCACAACAATACAGAAATGCCTTTATGTTTACTCTTGTAAAAAATAATAGTCTAAGTAGCAGTAGCGGTAGCGGTAGCAGTAGCGGTTCTACATGTGCGCATACTATTCTAGATATACAAAGTTTTATTTTATTACTAGAAAAGGGTTTAAGATTATAAGGGAACATGCTCAGGAACAGGCTCAGGTTCAGATGTTGCGGCGGCGGTGGCAAGTATAGGCGTTTTTAGTTCATCATTCGGTTGCAATTGTGGCAAGGTTAATATAGACGGAGGTATACTTATACTTGTATATTCGTTATTTTGTTCGTTATTATTCCCTTTTTTATTTTCAAAAATATTCATCTTTTTTGCAATAACACGTTTTGTATTTTGACATTGTAGTAGTCGCATAATCAAATGATTACTTATTGCCAATGCATTCATATATGTCTTATATTTAAACACACATATCGTAGTATTTGATTTTACAAATTTAATACTATACCACCAATACGCAGGTATATGGATCATTTGCCCTGTTATAAGCGTAACGTCTATCGTTCGCAATTTATTGAAATCTGCGCGATATTCGTCTTGCACGTTCCACGGATTTACAGGCGATATAAACTCAAAATTATCATAGTCATTTGTTGCATACAAGTATTTCTTCGACTTTGGCGCCAGCAGTCTTACTATTGCTTTACCATGTGTTACGACAAAATAGTTGCGATAATTAACCTCATAACGAAGAGGAGTTTCGACATTTAGTGAACCAAATAATACATCATAATTACACGATGAAACCATAGATGGTCTTAAATACATGTCATTGTTGCGACATATTTTTACTAGTCCGGTTTCATCCAAAAAGTCATAGTTATTTTCACTCATATATTTTGATTCTTTGTCTTTTTTAAATAAGTCAACCGACTCAACTATGCCTAAAGGAATATATAACTCTGTCTCATCGTCGCGTTCTTTTACATTGCGTATTTTTATATCATACCCTATATAATTTGCTTTAATGTAATTTAAGTTACACTTTTCAATTATAGTCTGATTATTAAAATCGGTTACAACAGGTTGGCGAAAATCGCATATCTCTTCTAATTTTTCCTTAGATGGTTGACACAACTCGTATATCTCTAAATCATCTACCTTCTTCAAATGAAAATGAACATGCAAATAAATAAACAATATAAAACAAAATACGACAACTGCGACTATTTCTTTCATAATATGGCTTCGATATATAGTTATTATTTTAATGGGTATTCACTAAATTATTTTTATAGTTTTTTTTATAATTTCTTACTCATTGATTGTTTATTATATTTCGTATCGTGTTATATATGTATTTTTATATACATATATAATTCGTCTATTTTTCGTATACGTGTAGTTTATTACACTTCACGAGCCGTGGTATTTTCACATTCTGTATGATCCTCTTGATCCACTTGTTCCTCTTGTTCCTCTTGTTCCTCCTGTTCCTCGTGTTCCTCCTGTCCCTCGTGTTCCTCCTGATCCAAGCTTACATTATGTATTTCTTCTTCCGCTTCTCCCGCTTCTCTCACCCCATTGATATAGTCACAACACTCATATTTAATATCTTCGTATTTCGTATTGAAACTATCTGCATTTAAATTTTCTTGTTGAATTTGTGGTAATTTTCCATTCAGAAATTTCATAACTAATGCCGATAATTCATTCAGCGTCGTCTGCTGAGAATGTATAAGCGTTCTAAGCGTCTCATTCTCTTTCTGTAATGGCTCTATCTGATTAATAATATCAGATAAATTCGTATTTGTAAGTATATTGTCTAATATTTTTGCAATAAAATCAGTATTGTTTACTAAACTAGTTGGATCAAATTGCGCTTGTGTATCTAATATTTGTCCGTGTCCGCCACCACCACGTTCAATCTTATCAACACGATTTGTCAACATTTGCAAACGATTAGAGTGTTCATTCATAACCGCATCTTGGTTCAATAATTCATCGTGGTGCAATTTAAATAAAATATTAGGTGGAAGTGCAGCACCAGACGGCAAACAAGGTAATCCAGCTGCACTCATCGGCAAGTCGCGGATATGAATACCATCTATCTCGGATATTGCGCGAGTATGTAAAACCGAATTTACGACATATGGTCCATTGCCTGCAACCTGTGGAGGCATCTTCTCATTCATATTATTTGAACTCATTGCTAATCCTCCTAGATTTGGCTTCGATGGTAGTTGTGCTTGTTGCGATTGCTGTGCTTGTTGCGATTGCTGCGCTTGCTGCGCTTGCTGTGCTTGCTGCGCTTGTATCATCCGTTGTTGCATCTGTCGAAGTATTTGCTGCTGAATCTGTGGTGGCATTTGTCTAAAATTGGCTGGCAGTCCCGGAGGTAAGCCTCCACCGCCTCCAGTCATTTGAGGTGGTGCTCCCGGTGCTCCCGGTGCTCCAGGCGTTGGCCCAATTGGAGGACCACCTCCTCTCCTCCTTTTCGCCGCAGATAATGACGCACTATTACTCATTGAACTATGTTATTCTATAACGTAAACTAATTTGTCTAACCTTGTTATATATTTCTTAATAATAGTATTTTAAGTATTTTTATACGCAAAAGATTATTTTTCGCATTTTATATTTTTATATCTTCGGACCATTTAATACTTATTCACAGCGTAGCCTATACACCAACCCATCATCGTATAAAATTGGTCACCTATACTATTTATAAAAGTATCAGGACCTGGTTTACGCCCTGGCCATATTTGAATTTTATTTAATTCTTGTTGCAGTCGCGAGTTTTCAATTACTTCGAATATCATATGTATTATAAACCATTTCGCAAATGATATACCACAATAGTAGGCAATAACACCCGAACTAAAATGATATATAGAATACTTATCCGTAAATAATTCACCCATACTATACTATACTATACTATAGTTTTATATATTATGCAATCATAACAACCTTAATAGCTTCATGACTTTTATAATTATGTATTTCAAAATCTTCAACCCGGTAGTCATTTATATTTTCTCTAGTTTGCTTAATAGAAATAGTCGGAAAAGGATATGGTTCTCGTGTAATTTGTAATTTACAAGCATCAATAGCATTTTCATATATATGACAATTTCCAACAAAATATATAAACTCATATGCCTCCAATCCGCAATGTCTTGCTAGTAAGTGTGTAAGAAAACTATATGATGCTATATTTATTGGCTGGCCTAAAAATTCGTCTGCGCTGCGTTGATACATCGAACATGATAGCTTATTCCCGCCCGTCACGTTAAACTGGCACAATATATGACACGGCGGAAGCGCCATTTCATTCAGTTTGCATGGATTCCATGCAGTCATTACCATACGCCGACTTGTCCTTGTTTCGGGATTCTTTAACGTGTCTATAATTTCTTGTAACTGGTCAACGCCTTGTCCACTATAATCTTCGTCACATGTTTTATAATCTGCATTGAAATGTCGCCACTGGTGCCCATATATCGGTCCTAAATCGCCTACACTATTATTTACAAGTCCTCTGCTATCCAAAAACTCACGCGATCCATTACCATCCCAAATATGAACACCATCGCACTGCAAGTGTTCGTTGTTCGTATCCCCGCGAATGAACCATAACAACTCCTTTAGGCATGTTTTCCATGCAGTTTTTTTAGTTGTAAGTATCGGTATTTTGCCATTTTCTAGACTAAAATGCATCGCTGATCCGAAAATCGATTTCGTATTCCCATTTCGCCCCTTTTCCATTACACCATCTTCTAAAATATCATACAATAGATTTAAATACTGATATTCTTCGTGTTCATAATTGACGTGATCATCTTTATCGTCTTTATCGTCTTTGTATCTTTTTATTTTATTTGATTTAGAGGAAACTTTTAGCATTTATTGATATAAATATAGTTATATTGTTGGTATATATTTATACTTGTATCTATTTTATAATATAAATCACTTTCTTATTATAATTAATTTCTTAATATATTTCATAGTAAATATATAGTAAAT